CCAGCGCACCACTCACGAACGCCCGCCTACAGCTACGCCGCATGAAGGCAGAGCTGTCTGATGCTGGGTACCTGCGAGCAGAGGTCTCCCGTAAGGGGAACCTCCTCTCAACTAAGGTCTTCTCGCCGGAGATACTAGGTGGGATTATCGCGCCCCTTGCGCCGGCCCCCGAAGCAGACTTCGAGTTCCACATCGGAACGAATGCCCGTGATGTCGAGGTAGCCCTCATCAACGATAAGCATATACCTTGCACGATCAACGCTCTCAGCTACGAGGTGCTATATCACAACAGGGCTCAACGAAGCAGAGGATAGTATGCGTTCTCGCGTTCCCACCGTCACCATACGACCAGCCACAGTAGCGGATGCAGACTACCTAGCTCCGCTCCTGCGTGAAGCAGACGTGGCCGAGATTGACGCCAGCAGTGGCACCGACGCGCACACCTCACTCCTGTTAGGAATAGAGGTGTCGGAGTGGTGCCTCGCTGGTGCGGTAGACGGTGAAGTAGTAGTCCTCTTCGGTGTGTCTCCCTTCACACCGGAGGGGGCTACGACTCAGGTGGGTGTCCCGTGGCTACTGGCCTCGGACAAACTCTTCGATGCTGGCCCTCGCGTCTTCTGCAAGGTAGCCAAGCAATACTTGGAAGTAATGCACGACTCTTTTCCCCACCTCGTCAACGTGGTCTCGTGCACCAATACAGTCCACATTCAGTGGCTGTCCTGGCTGGGGTTTCAGTTCACCGCGCTCCATCCCAAGTATGGGAAGACGCGCCTACCCGCAATTCAATTCGAAAGGACACGTCTATGTGCCCCGTAACTCTTACAGCTCTTGGCATCACTGGTGGTGTAGTGGGCGGAACCAGTACTGGTGTTGGCGTCGGCACTGGCGTCGGGGTTGGCGTCGGTACTGGAGTCGGCACTGGAGTCGGCACTGGTGTTGGTACTGGCATTGGACTCGGCTCAGGGCTCTCCCTTGGTACCGGCTTTGGCACAGGCGCAGCTATCGGTAGTACTGGTGGCCTTGGCGTTGGTCTTGGTGGGAGTACTGCGTCTCTCGGTGCGAGCCTTGGTGGGAGTGGTGCGTCTCTCGGTTCGAGCCTGGCTACTGGAGCCTCCTTCGCAAACGTGGTAGGCACAGCTATCCCCGCCGGGGTTACCCTCACAGACCTAGCGGTTACAGCCATCACCACCGGCATCGGTATTGGTGTTAGTCAGGGTACCACCATCGAAGGTGCAAAGGCCAAAAATAAAGGGCTCAAGGCGTCAGCCAACGCCACGAAGATCGGAGCCGCTCAGCAGCAAAATGCTGTTGGGGTACGCCGCGGCCAAGAGGCTGAGTCCGCCGCCAAGGAGCAGCGCGGCATCACAGACCAGGCTCGGAGCGCCCTCGCGACACAGTCGGTCTCTCTTGGGGAAGCAGGCGTAGGTGGAGGCACTGCTCGACAGGTTGCCCGAAACATCGCCTCGCAGCGACTTGCAGGACTCTCGGCGTCTAAGTTCAATGCCACGGCCACCGATAGACAGCTCGCTGCTAGTTCGCAGGGCATCAATGCCGCGGCGGCCAGAGACATCAACTCCCTACCACGCCAAGGCTCTCTCGCACTCAGCGGTGTCAACGCGGGTCTCAGTGGTGCTGGGGACGGACTACAGCTCGCCTCATCGATTCGTCGCCTCTCCCGCTGACCGTCTAAGGAACATCAACCATGCCCTTCGAGGCCCCCAACGACATTCGAGCCTCCTCGGATGCGTCCATCAGCACAGGCCAAACACGCAGGCGCTCCCAAAGGACGCCGCAGCTCGCAGACCCCGAGCGCATCCGTCCCCAAGCGGCTCCTGTTGATCTGTCGCGGGGTGCGAGGCAGGGTAACTTCGCCCAGCTGCAGCAGATCAACGACTTTATGAAGGGGACCTTTAGCCTAGCCAACGCAGGCCTTGGCCTAGCAGACGAGATCCAAGAGCAGTCACAGGCTGACGGACGCCGTCTCGCGTCCCTCTCCAATGCCTCGAACTATGCCGCCTTCATCGACGAAGCCAGCACCCCTGAAGAGGCTGAGAGACGCCGCGGCGCTTCCCCCTTCATCCGCCAAGGTGTCGAGGAGCAGCTCGGGTCCAACGCCCAAGCAGCGGCTGTCACATCCTTCGACGCCGCCCTCCGGCAGCGCAACATCGACCTCGTCAAATCAGGCCAAGATGCCATCAGCTACACCGACAACCCTGACGGGTACCGTGGGTTCGTGGTCGAGCACTTCCAGCAGATTGGTGGCAAGGCTGGGGACGGCGATGTCTTCTTCGAGATGGGGTTCAACGAGAACCTCGACGGGCACGTCAATCAGATTCTGAATCGGGCGCAAGAGCGCTCCCTCGACGAAGTCAACCAGCGGGACCGCGATGCTACCGCTGGTCTCTACCGCTCCGCCTACGCACTCGCACTGGACGACGACAACCTAGAGCCCCTCTCTACCTCCGTGCTCGTGGGCATCGAGACCTCTCACCTGCTTAGCCGACGCCCTCGGCAGGAGCTGGTTAGCGAGGCCCTCACTACACTCGGGGCTGCTGCCATGCAGGGCATCAGTGGTCCTCGCTGGGGCCGTCACGATGGCGATGCCATGGACGCGCTCCAAGGAGAACTACTCGAGATCGCGGGGAACGATCCTGCAGCAATGGTACAGGTCGGGCAAATCGTGGGCACCGCCCGCCGCGCCCTAGAGGCGAAGCGCATCGATGTACAGAAGGTGGCCGAAGACGCGAACGAGGCCGCCGCCATCAAGTTCACACTAGACGGCTTCAAGGCCCTCGAAGAGGGGGACTCGGAGGCCTTCGATGTTGCCCAAGATGGTTTGATGCAGGCCAATCCGCTCAAGGCGGGGGCACAGCTGACCAACATGCAGACCGTGCGTGAGTCGCGCCGCTTCGCTGGGCCGCCTAGCCAGGAAGTCGTAGACACGCTCAGTGCGCGAATCGATGCTGGACTCATCACATCCCTCGAGCAGCTGGCAGCCGAAGAGGCAGCCTTCGTCAAAGAGCGGGGCCTCCGCATCAACAACACTGAAGGGAAGCTCGTCCGTAAGCGCTTCGAGAGCATGGCCGGACGCAACGGCTTCGCTCAGAACAAGAGCTACCAGAAGTTTCAGCGGGACATCGACGGCCTCATCAGAGAGGTAGGGGGAATCGCCGGAGACCAACTTATCGGCAACGTCTTCGGTGATCTCAACACCAAGGAAGCTCTCAAGCAGAAGGGCCTACGAGACATTAGGCTGCGAGCCCGCACCGACGTTATCGACTTCGCTACGTCCGTGGAGGGCACCCGCGTCCGCAAGGATGACCCAATCAGGTTCGAGGAGTTCCTCTCGTCTCGCATAGATAGGGCTCAACAGGAGATCGTGGCCTCCGCTGGTAAGGACCCCGTGACTCACCGGCAGCGGGAGTTCACGAGAGAGACAGTCTTTCAGAATGCGATCGCCGGGGCTCAGCACTCGCAAGATCTACAGGATCGGTGGAACTTCATCAGCAGGACCCGCCCCGCCCCTAAGGCCAAGATAGAAGCCCCTGCGGCACCGGGTACACCAGCACAGCCTTCTGCGTTTCAGGGTGCTGGACAGTCGGGTGATTGGGCCAGAACCGGAGCGTCAGGCGAGTGGGAAGGACCTCCAGTCTACTCTCGAGCCCAGCTCAAGCAGCAGGTGGTCGCGCTCTCTGATCTCCAAGCAGTAGTTGACCTGAACATTGCATACCCAGACAACGAAGGCTCGCCTACCATGTTTGGGCGTCAGGACTTCGGCATGGCTGTGCACGGCATCGCCAACTCATTGCCAACAGAGCAAGAGATTCTCGACGTACTCAACTCCTTCGAGGTTGTTGAGGATACTGATAAGCCGGCCCCCGCAGCACCCTAACCTCGTCCTCAGGATAAACTAACCCATGGCAGAATTTGTACCGCCCGCACCGCTCGAGTTCAATCCCTTCAGCGATAGTACCGACGCGGACACCAGCGAGCGAGTCCAGAAGTCCCGATCGGACGAGCTGGAGAGCCTTGATGGGTTGGTACCCGCTGAGCCCGAAGAGGAGGCACTCCCCGCGGAGGAGGCTGCTGCTCCCACGGCACCAGCCGTAGCTTCAGATGGGGGCTTCCAGGCTCAGTTCGATGCGGCAGTCGCTGCTGGCGTCAACCCGGAGCTTCTCGGCACGTTGGGCGACCTTCAAGGTCTGGCTCAGGGTGGTGAGGGCCGGGAGGATGTACAGCCGGACCTAACAGACGACAAGCCGATTGTGGGCTCTGCTCGAGGGCTCCGTGACGCCATGTTTGGTGGGCTCGTCATCGGTGGGGCCTCGTCGCTGGATGCACTAGGGGAAGTCCTTGGTGCTGACTTCGGGCTTACAGAGAGTGCTCGTGACTTCGTGCCCAAGCCGGAGTCTGTGGTAGGCGAGGTCGTACAGCCCATCGCCCAATTCTTCGGCCCCTTCGGCGTAGTAGGGAAGGCCCTCAAAGGCCTCAGCTTCTTCAAGGCCGGCTCTACCGCAACTAACGTGGTAGCCGGCGGAGTGGCGGACTACCTGGCATTCGGTGGCGACGAGAAGCGCCTCGGTGATCTCCTGAAGTCGTGGGGCATCGAGAACGAAGTTGCCACCTTCACCGCTACCAACCCCAATGATTCCGCCATCGAGGGTCGCCTCAAGAACGTCCTCGAGGGTGGTGTGATCGGAGGCGGCCTCACAGTGGCTGGTAAGATCGCGAAGCCCATTGCATCCTTCATCCGCACCTCTCGTTCTAAGAGTAGGCTGAGGGCTGCTGGAGCCAACGCCACCATCGAAGACTTCGCACGGGTCCACCCCGAGTTCCACGCCGAGGTCAACAAAGCCCTCAATGAGATCGTGGACAAACGGCAGCGTGTCGACTACCTCCTCACCACTCGAGAGATCATCGAGGCCCTCGACGAGGTGAGCCCGGCCTTCCGAGAGGCCCGCGAGTTCCTCTCCATTCCGGCGGATGATGCAGCTGGAGCCGCAGCACCCCACCCCTTCCCTGATTCACAAGTGCAGGAGCGTGTCTTCCACGGCACCTCCTCGAATGTCGCAGCAGGCGAGCTGGAGGACCCTAAGGGTCTCGGCGGAATCTTCTTCACCAAGGACAGGGCTGTCGCCCAGAAGAATGCAGAGAAGGCCGCAAAGCGCGATGGCGGTACAGCGCGGGTTGTTGAAGCCTTCGTCGACATCAAGAACCCCAGCCCCGCTGGGAGAGGCCTTGCTAAGGAGCAAGTAAATAGCGCCGGGGAGACCATCGGGCGCTTCGATGGCTCTATCTCAGATAGTGAGATTGTGGTATTCGATAAGAGCCAGATCTCCGACGCAGGGTCAGGGAACATCGACACCCGCTCCAACTTCAAGCTCTCCCCCGAGGCCAAGAACCTCGTCGACCGCGCCGAGTTCGTTGCCGACCCCACGACCACACCCCTCCAAGCCCTCGACGCGCAAGCCAAGGCTGCCCGAGAGCTGTCCCCCATCCAAGCGCTCGAGCAGAGCGACCCAGAGGTTGCGGCGGCCCTTCGAGGCGTCATCGGCGATGCTGTAGACGGCAAAGGCCCCGGCGAGCTGCACGAGTGGATCGCACAGGAGCGTGCTGAGTTCTTCAACGCGACGAAGGCGTGGGAAGGCGTCCGCACCTCGGATGCCTACAGAGACCTCCCCCAATCCTTCCGTGACGAGATCGATTCTGTCCTTACCGAGTCCCGCCGCACCAAGGAGCGCGGCTTCTCTGAGCTGATTGAGGACATCCAGATGGATCAGGCCATCAACGCCCAGCTTGCCTCCAAGGGTCGCGCCAAGAGCGCGGTGGGGCGTGCAGAGCGCGGTGAGCCGCTCCTCGAGTCGGCCACACGCGAGACCGCCGTGGCCCCTGTGCCGACCAAGAAGTTCCTGAATGGCACCACCCGCATGACCGCGGATCAGCACAAGGAGTACCTCGCCGCAGTGCGACGGGGCGACCCCGAAGCATCCGCCGACATGATCGCGGGCAACTCCCTGACCGGGACGAACCTCAATAACGTGTACTCCGATAAGGACGGTGTCTTCCAGCTCCTCAAGGAAGTCGAGAAGGACTTCGCAGCACAGACGATTCCTCACGCCCAGTCCGCCGCCTCTGTCCGGGTGTTCCTCGAGGAGATCGGGGAAGACGCGACTACCAATCCTGCCGCTGTCGAGGAGTTCTTCAGGAACCTGGGGCACACCGACGTGTCCGAAGGCACTATCACGAACAAGATCCTCGCCTACCGCACCGTCGAACTGGCAGCGGCGCGTCAGGTCAGCGACCTCGGGGACGTGATCATCGCTGCAAAGCAGGTCATCCCCGACTCAGCGATCGCCAAGTTCATGCAGGCAACTACCGGGTTCGTGCAGCTCAACCGAGCCCGACGATTCCTCCAAGCTGACATCGCCCGCGCCCTCAGCTCTCAGCGCATCTTCGTCCGTGACGATATAATCGATCCCGACGTGATCGCCAAGATCCTCAGAGAGGGCGTAGAGCCGCGTCAGATCGCTGAGGCGATGCGACAGGCCAAGGCCAATGGGTACTCCGCCGCCTCTGTAGACGCCGTCATGCACCGCTGGGGCAAGACTAAGGCCCTATACGGGATCTGGATCAACGGGCTGCTCTCAGGGCCGGCGACCCACGTCGTCAATGCCCTCTCCAACACCTCCGTAGCACTCCTCCGCCCCACCGAAGACCTCGCGGGAGGCGTCCTAGACTTCGTCCTCTCCAAGGGGAAGAACATGGACAGGATGCAGGAGGGCGTCGAGGCCTACGCAGACCTTATCGGGGCCTTCAGGGGCTCTTTCAGGATGGCCGCGAACGCATGGGATACCGGTGCTACCTCGATCGGCCACTTCACCACCTTCGAGCACTCAGTGGGTGGGTTGGGGCCACTAGGGGACATCATCGGTCGCCAGCAGGACGGGGCGCTCAAGAGCATCACGCAGGTTATGGACAAGGTCTTTGGACTGCCGGGCCGCATGCTCATCAGCAGCGATGAGTTCTTCAAGGGACTCAGCTACGACGTAGCCATCAAGAAAGAAGCTCGCCGCTACATCCGATCGGCCCGACCTGACCTGAAGGGTCCTAGATTCGACTTCGAAGTGCAGCGATTCTCCACCGAGTCCAAGACGTGGTTCGAGTCCTCGAGTCGTGTGCCCCTCGCCGAGCGGATGGCGAAGAAGGCGATGCACGAGAAGGCACTCAAGGGTGCCACCGAGAACACCTTCACCAACAGCCTGCGCTTCGACGCGCCAGGTATGGGCGGAACAACCGCCTCTCTCGGCTCCTCCATTCAGGACATCGCCAAGGCCCACCCGTGGTTCCGTGTCATCATGCCCTTCATCCGCACCCCCACTAACATCCTACGCTTCGCCATGGATCGTGCGCCCATCTTGGGCCTCCTTACGAACCGGAACTTCAACGCCATGAAGGCAATGAAGAACGGAGACCGGGACGCCCTCGTGGGCCTCGCTGGTCGCATGATGTCTGGTACCATGATGGCCTCCATCGCCGCATCGTGGGCCGGAGAAGGGCGCATCACAGGGGCCGCTCCCGGCAACGCAGCTCAGCGTGCCGCATGGCTCTCTAATGGCAACCAAGCCTACTCCTTCAAGATTGGGGATCAGTGGATCGCCTACAACCGCCTCGACCCCTTCGGCATGCAGCTCGGTGTCGTCGCCGACATCGTGAACATCTCTGGGGAGTGGGACCCAGAAGAGGTTGGTGAGATGGCCGGCATGGTCGTCAGCTCGATGGTCCAGAACCTGGGCTCCAAGCGCTACCTCTCGGGTGTCTTCGAGGCCTTCCGGGCCTTCGATCAGCTCGAGAACGAGGGCCTAGAGCGCTACTCCAAGCGACTCGCGGGTTCCATTGTGCCCTCCATCATCGGAGCGGGCAATGGGGCCGTGGACCCCGGCCTCAAGGAGCTGGACGGCTGGCTCTCGAGCATCAAGGCCCGCATCCCCGGCTGGTCCTCTACCCTAGAGCCCCGATTGAACCTCTGGGGCGAGCCCGTGCAGGTACCGCCGGGATACTCCCCGGAGTGGATGAAGACGCATGAGAGTGGAGCGGTGCAGACGGTAGGCGAAATGATCTCCGCTGTCGTGCCCTTCCGCAATCGTCAGTTCCAGACCAGCGAGATTCGTCAACGCCTTACCGCGATGAAGTTTGGATACGACGTTAGGCGCTCCTTCGGCATGATGGGTGGTGTGAAGCTCAATGGCACACAGCGTAACGCATGGATCACCATGACGAATCAAGGTGGTCCTGATGGTGGTAACGGGGGTCTCTCCCTAGAGGAGTCGATCGCTGTGATCCTCTCGACGCCAGAGTTCTCACCCGAGCCCGACTTCGACCCGGAGGTCTCGCTAGACTTCCCCTCGCAGGCACAGGCTATCAAAGAACACATTGACCTCCGAAAAGGGGCCATGGTCAAAGCCATGAAGGCGCAGTTCCCTGAACTGAATATGGAGATCATCAAGAAAGACATCGCTGCGAAGAAGATGACTACACAGCAGCGCCAGGAAGGCGTTCCAGAGCGCCTCGATAATCTCGCTCAGTCGCTAGGTATCGGCGGCTCTCAGTAAACCCCTCACCACTTGGAGCCACCTATGGCCTACCTATCTCGTATCGTGACACCCGGCACCGGCTCCGTGTACACAATCACTATCCCCTACCTCGAGCGTACTCACATCACATGCTTCGTCAATGGTAGCGCCCGGACATTCGTGTGGGATACAGATACCCAGATTACGCTCAATGGTTTTGCCCCCGGTGGTGGAGATACGGTCGAGATCATCCGCAATACGCCTGACAACCTCGTTCAGTTCCAAGATGGTTCGACGCTTGACGAGATCCTCCTGAACGTCTTCGACTTGGTGCATCAGTACCAGAATGAAGAGTTCTTGGAGGATGTTCGCACCGAAGAGCTGGATATGGGCAGCAACAAGATCGTCAACGTCACAGACCCGACGCTGGCGCAGGACGCGGCCACGAAGGCGTATGTGGACGCGAACTCAGTCACGGACCAAGCCTATGCAGATTCAGTTGCTGGGTTGTGGACCAAGGATGCCGGTGGCTCAAAGATCACCAACGTGGCTGGGCCAGTTCTGTCGCTCGACGCAGCCAACAAAGCCTATGTGGATGGTAGAGACGCTACTACCTCAGCCGCGGACAGAGCCTACACGGACTCCGTAGCTGGCCTCTGGGACTTTGACGCCAAGACGAACAGGATAATCAACGTAGTCGATCCAGTGGCTCTATCAGACGCGGCCACACTCCAATGGGTGAACAACGAGACCGTCGCTAATAATGCCTACGCCACAGCTCGTGCGCTAGAGGGCGGCGTACCCGGCGTGTCGCAATCGTTCCACGCCATCGCGAATGCCACGCAGCAAATAACGAATACGTTCCCCGATGCAACAGTCCTGTGGCAAATCCCAACATTCGATGTTGGCAGCAGCCTAGCCGCCGGTCTATTCACACCTAACAAGTCAGGCACATACCTGCTGAATGCGTTCATCTCAAACTCTGTCTTGATTGATGCTGGCGCGATCTACCGCTTCCGTATTGTCGACCAGCTTGACTTCGTCTGGGCGGAGTTCCAGAGATTCGGCTCGGATACTACCGCTACGGGGCGTCCGCACCACCTCACTGCGGTCGTCCAAGCGACGTTTGGTGATGTGTTCCGGGTGATTGGCAGCAGAGTGGCTGGTATTGGCGCATGGACGGTCACAGGCAAGTTCTCGGGGAGCTTCCTGCATGGCTAAGAATGAACCTACCCCCGATACCCCCGTGGAGATAGACGCCCTTACGGTGTACCGATGGATGGGAAAGATCGACGAGACTCTGCTCAACCACACGTCCCTACTTGTCTCGGTCGCGGATCAAGAGAGCGACCAGAACAAGCGCATCACATCCCTCGAGACATCCAGGACCCGCATCAAAGCGGGCTGGGCCACCACTACTTTCCTGATTATGATCGCCTTCGGTCTCTTGCAGGCCAAACTTTCCGGGCTGTTGAGCAGCTTGGCGCACTGGACCAACAGCGGTCCTCACAACCCCTAGAAAGGGAACACGACAATGGAAGAAACATCAACAGCATTCTCGATCGCAGAGATCTTCGGCATCGCAGCCGCGGTGGGCTCGATCCTCGTGGGCGCGATCGTCGCTCTCCTCCGCGTGATTGCACCAAAAACCAAGACACTCGGCGATGACAAGGCACTCAAGATCGCGGAAGACCTGAACAAGGTTCTCGGCGGCAAAGGCACCCAGTAATGGAGGGGCTCGTCGCTGCTGCGGCGGGGATAGTAGTCGGGGGAGCGCTGCTCTTCGGGCTCATCACCCTCTTTGGAAAGTCCAAGTACAATGCCGGTAAGGCAGAAGCCCAAGTTCGGTTCACCAAGCAGGTCGCCGTGGAGGAGAAAATCCGTGAGATTCGCGCAAAACAAGTCATCAATGAGCCTCGTATGTCTGCTCGTGAGCGCCTGCATCTCATGCGTAAGCTCGCCGATCAGCGTGCCGCTGCGGTGCGAAATTCGAAAACCTAATGAGGCAGTCGCCAAAGACTTCGATCGCTGGATACTATCCGGGGACAGCAAACGCTACCCCGACATGGACCTCTGGATCGAAGACATCCAGATGCAGGCCTTCCTCGAGGAGGTCATAGAGATGCGTTCAGAGGAGGCGCTCAAAGATGAGCAGGACCCTTTCTGAACGTGCCCAAGATCCGAAGTGGTGGGGCGAGCAAGTCCTCCACGCCCTTGTGGTTGGGGCTCCACCGACCGCCGCGGTACTTGGGCTTCACGAGGCAGGCTTTTCAGGCTGGCAGATCGTGGGTGGGACTCTCTCGGCGTTTTGGATTGGCAGCGTGCGTGAATTTGACCAAAGACCGGTCGACTCCCTCGGCGATATGCTGGCGGACCTCGCCTTCACGACGCTTGGGGGTACACTCTGTGGTCTACTATTCTTTCTGATTGGAACAAGCACATGAAATTCACCAAGACAAAGCTCGATAGCATCGCGGAACTCCTGTGCAACGCACTCGAGCACCGGCTGCGTGGTGAGCCGACCGCCTCTGACTTCAATGCGGCCATCAACCTGCTCCGCAACAACGGGATCATGGCAACAGCATCCTCGGTGGGCTCCCTCACCGAGACCCTGCTGAACGAGGCCGAAGAAGACCTGTTCGACGAGATCCCCACTGGTGGGGACCACTACAACAACTGAGGAAGACCCATGGAAGACGCGGCAGGCAAGGCGGAGAAGCTCGCACAGGGTGCACACAAGAAGTTCAGGATCTTCCTGTTCCTCATGTGGCGGCACCTCGGACTCCCCAACCCTACCCCTGCTCAGTACGCCATGGCCGACTTCCTTCAGTATGGCGACCCCCGTAAGTGCATCATGGCGTTCCGAGGAATCGGGAAGTCATGGGTCACCGCGGCATACGTCCTCTGGTGCCTCTGGCGGAACCCTCAGGAGAAGATCCTGGTGCTCTCCGCCAGTGGCCCCAGAGCCGTAGACTTCGCCACCTTCGTCAAGCGAGTCATCTCAGAATGGCCCATGATATCCATCTTGCGGCCCCTGCCCGGCCAGCGAGACTCGGTCCTATCCTTCGACGTAGGCCCCGCCAAGGCCGCCCAGTCCGCATCCATGAAGGCAGCGGGCATCATGGGTCAGATCGCCGGCCAGCGTGCCCACAGGATCATCCTCGACGACGTGGAGGTCCCCGGCAACTCTGAGACCGTGACGATGCGCGAGAAGCTCGCCGATCGCGTCAAAGAGGCCGCGGCCATCCTCATACCCGACAAGGACCTCGAGCCCGGCTTCTCCACCTCCATCATCTACCTCGGTACGCCCCAGACAGAGGATTCCCTCTACGTCAAGCTGCCGTCCCGTGGGTACGCCCTCCGAATCTGGCCTGCCCGCTTCCCAGACCACAAGCTCCTCACGGCCTACGCCGCAATGGGTGCTGAGCTGTTCCCAGAGACCCTCCAGTTGCTCTCAGACGGGGCCGTGGTCGGTACTCCCACCGATAGCGAACGCTTCACAGAGGAGGACCTACTAGGCCGAGAGAAGGAATACGGGCCTACGGGCTGGCAGCTCCAGTTCATGCTCAACCCGAGCCTGGCTGACGCTGAAAGGTACCCCCTCAAGCTCCGTGACCTCGTAATTGGGTCATTTGACACCGAATTGGCCCCCAATAAGGTCGTCTGGTCGGGGGATCGCGAGTACACAGCCGAGAACCTGCACTCAGTAGGCCTTTCTGGCGACAAGTTCCAGCGACGTATGGTCCTGCGCGACACGATCACGGGCCAAGAGATCTCCGGCTACGCTCCCTACGAGGGAACGGGCCTCCTCACAATCGATCCCTCGGGTCGAGGCAAGGATGAGACCTCTTGGAACGTCACCAAGATCCTCAATGGTCAGATCTTCCTGGTTGCCCAAGGGGGTTTCAGGGGTTCGGGCTACGACGAGGAGACCCTCACCAAGCTCGCCCTCATCTACAAGAGGCACGCCTGCGGCAAGGTCCGCATCGAGGCCAACTTCGGCGACGGCATGTACACCAAGCTGCTCTCCCCCATCTTCAG